AAAGTAGATGAAATTAAAAACGTTGCAGGTCAATACAAGATTAAGACTAATGTATTAGAAGGACAAACGACTGCAGGCTCTATAGACGTTGTAGGTGAAGGCAATAGCACAACAACTAATCTGCAACAAGGGTTGGCTAAAGTTTGGTGCAAGTTGAGTGGTGCAGCACAGACAATTAATGATAGCTTTAATTTAAGTTCACGCACAGACAATGGAGTAGGTCAGACAGAATTAAATTTTTCATCAGCTTTCGGTAGTTCACATTTCTCAAAAACAGCATTAGCTGATTTTGACGGAAGTATTGATAATGGTCTTCATGCGTATGGTTCAGATGGTCAATCAAGTGGTGCAACACCGTCAACGACAAAAACAAGAATAGATGTGTTAGAATATACCACAACAAATGATGGTGATTGTGGTTATATCTCTGGAACACTACACGGAGATTTAGCATGAGTACAATAGTAGGAACAAATATTGAAGTTACAAATATTAAGTATGATTCTGATACGACTGCAATGATCGTATCAAGTGCTGGTGGTGGAGCTGCAACGGTACCAGAAGGAATAGCGAAAGCTTGGTTTGCACAGATGAGTGCTAGTGGACAGTCTGTTAATGGTGACAGTTTAAATTATAGTAGTTATGAAGATCCTGGAGTTGGTCGTTCAAATGTAACAGTTACAAACGTATTTGCAGCAACAAATTGTTGTGTAGTCGGATCTTCTCATCTTTATGACTACGGACATTATCAAGTGACTACCTCAAAATTTCAGTTTGCTAGTGTTGGTAGTTCAGGTTCATATACGGACAACACCACACATGGAATTGTTTTTGGAGATTTAGCATGAGTACATTAGTTATAGATACTATACAAGGTAAGACAACTGCCGGTTCTGTTAACGTTCGTGGTGAAGGTTCGAATAACACAATCTTACAATCAGGGTTAGCAAAAGTTTACTGTTGTAACAATGGCGATGGTGCAATATATTCTAGTCAAAGTTTTAATGTTAGTGGTACTACTGATAATGGAGCTTCTGACATAACTATAAGTTACGCGAATAATTTTTCAAGTGCATATCATACTTGGGGTTGGACAGGTGGATATGACGGAGGAAATAGTGACGCATCATGCAGAAAAAGAGAAACTACCTCAGACAGTGGAAACTTAAGATATATAACTTGCTATGCAGGAACATTATATCAATGGGTAGAGCAATCAAGTACTATGCACGGAGTATTAGCATGACAATTGAAACACCTGAATTTCAGGGAACACATTTATGGAATAGATTACACTGGGCTAAAGATAATTTAGAAGGTGTACAAACTGATTATAGAGTAGTATGGGAAGATCCGGAAGAGCCGGATTCACCTGCAAAAGTTACGGTACCGGATCCGAACTGGTTAGCTTGTGCTTTACAAGGTGGTATACTTCCACCGGTAGAAGTTTATTGGGCTTTGGCCGAAGATGAAGCAAAACAAGATTTTAAGAAACATACAAGAGGTTATCTCCTACATAATACGAAACCTGTTAATAAGATGACTGAAGAACAAGCAATTGAATACTTAATTATGAAAGACATACCACAAAGAGTGTGGAGAAACTATGAGAAAGCTAATCGTAAGAGATTAGTAATTTGTAAAAAACAAAATCTACCAAGTCATAGAACATGGCGTAACGCTTGGAAGATCAATCAAGAAGTAGCATAAGGAGAGAAAGATGACTACAATGATTCAAGATAAAGATGGAGTGACTGCTGCTAAACCATCAACCATGCCGTCTGATAGACATTTTAGAAATGCATGGGTTTTTGATAGCGAAAAAACAGCTATCACTGAAGACATAACCGCGGCAAAAGAAATATTTAAAGATAAGATAAGAGAAGTAAGAGGTCCTTTACTTGAAGCTGAAGATGTTGTTTGGATGAAAGCAGCAGAAGCTGATGATGCAACTGCAAAAGCAGCGAGTGTAGCTAAGAAGAAAGCTCTTAGAGACGCACCTGCAGCAAGTGCAATTACAAGCGCAGATACTATCGATAAATTAAAAGCAGCATGGGACGAGAGCGTTTTAGGAACAAGTCCTTATAAATAGAATAAAAAGGATTTAAAATGGCAGTTCCAAATTCACGTGCAGCTCTTATTGATTATGCAAAGCGTAAGCTTGGTGAGCCGGTAATAGAGGTTAATGTAGACGAAGATCAAGTCGAAGATCGTGTCGATGAAGCGCTACAGTATTATCAAGAGTTTCATTCTGATGCCACAGTTAGAACTTATTTAAAACATCAGATAACTGCGACTGATGTTTCAAACGAATATATATCACTTTCGAGCAATATATTATTTGTTTCAAAGATGTTTCCTTTAACGAGTTCATTTAATAACTCAAGAAACTTTTTTGATATAAAGTATCAAATGATGCTTAACGACATAGCAGACTTAATGAACTTTGCAGGAGACCTTGCGTATTATGAACAAATGCAGCAATATCTTTCTCTCTTAGATATGAAATTAAATGGTCACCCACAAGTTCAGTTTGCAAGAAGACAGAATCGTTTGTATATATTTGGTGATTTTGCTGATGGTGATATTAAAGAAGGTGACTTTATTGTTGCCGAAGTTTATTCTGTTATAGACCCTAGTACACATACTTCTGTATTTAATGATATGTTCGTTAAAGAATACACAACAGCTTTAATTAAACAACAATGGGGTACTAACTTAATTAAGTTTGAAGGAATGCAATTACCAGGAGGAGTCGTTTTAAATGGAAGACAAATATATGATGACGCAACAGGAGAGATTGAAAGACTAAGAGAAAATTTAAGAATAGAGCAAGAACTTCCACCAGACTTTTTTGTAGGATGACATGGCAACAAATTTATACTTCAACCAAAAAGCACGTTCTGAACAGCTGCTTTATGAAGACATAGTAATAGAATCACTAAAGACTTATGGTCAAGATGTTTATTATCTACCAAGAGATTTAGTTAACGAAGATAGTATACTTGGTGACGATCCTGTATCAAGTTTTAATTCATCTTATATACTTGAAATGTATATCGAAAATGTTGAAGGTTTCGATGGTGAAGGAGACTTATTCACAAGATTCGGAGTAGAGATAAGAGATGAAGCAACATTTATAGTATCTAGAAGAAGATGGCGTGACACTGTCGCAAGATATGATAATGAAATAACTGTTGATAGACCTAAAGAAGGTGACTTAATATATTTACCAATGTCACAATCTATGTTTCAAATCACTCATGTTGAGCACGAACAACCTTTTTATCAGTTACAAAACTTACCCGTATTTAAATTAAGATGTCAGTTGTTTGAATATACTGGAGAAGATTTAGATACTGGAGTAGATACAATTGACGATATTGAGTCAAGATACGCTTACAAATATATACTTACTTTAAGTAATGAAAGAGATAGCGCACAGGCATCTGCGACTCTAAACAGCGGTCAAATTCAAAGCGTTTCAATAACTGATAGTGGAAGCAATTACTTCTTTGTTCCTACTGTTACAATCGTAGATTCATCTGGTGTTGGTGCAGCAATGGTTGCAACAGTTGATAGCAACAATGGTAAAGTTAATGGACTTACAATAACTAACCCTGGAACAGGTTATACCAATCCAAGTATAAGATTTACAGATCCACAAATAAGTACGTTTACAGTTGGTGAAACTATTACAAGTCAAAGTGGTGATACAACAATGAGAGCTGAAGTTGCTAAATATTCAGATTCAGATGATAAGCTTCATCTCATACATGCAGGTGCAGATGACGGAAAGTATCATACATTTGCAGTAGGAAAGAAAATACTAGGACTTAAATCAAATGCAGGTGGAGTTATTACACTGGTAGTAGAAGATAATCAGCTATCTGAGAACGAACAAAATACAGATTTTTCTACTGGTACAGACTTTATAGATTTTTCAGAAACTAATCCATTTGGAGATGTGAGTAACAACTAATGTTTGGTGGACACTTTTATCACGAAAAAACAAAAAAAGCAGTTGCATTATTTGGTAGACTGTTTAATAACTTATACGTGATTCGTAAAAATTCAAGTGGTGCAGTAATAAGCCAAGTTAAAGTTCCACTTTCGTATGCACCAAAAAATAAATTTTTAGAAAGAATTAGAGAAAATCCTGATTTACAAAATGACACAAAGGTTGCGATAAAGTTACCAAGAATGTCGTTTGAGATAACAGCAATAACATATGATGCTACAAGACAGTTAGCTAAGATTGGAAACTTTACAACAACGGCATCTGATGGTTCTATTACCAAAAGACAGAAATTTTTTAATCCTGTTCCCTACAATATTAATTTTCAATTAAACGCATATGCAAAGTCACAAGATGATGCTTTACAAGTTGTTGAACAAATACTACCAACTTTTAATCCACAGTATGCTTTAACTATAAAGCCTTTCCAAACTGAGTTTCCAAATTTTAAAGAAGACATACAGGTAATTATAAATGGTGTATCTTTTTCTGACGATTTTGAAGGAGCGATGGAACAACGAAGAACAATAATATACAGCATGGACTTTGAGATGAAGTTAAGTTATCATGGTTCAATAGCTGATAATGCTATCATTAGAGATACAAGAACTAAATTTTTTGATATCAAGGCGGGTCTTAATGATTCTGATATTGGTCTCGAAACAATAGTAGTTACTCCGAATCCTACAAACGTATTTGGTTCTGATGATAGTACATTCGGATTTACAACTAATATTTTAGATAGTGTGAGCTAATGTTTGAATATAAATGCAAATTAGTAAGAGTAATAGACGGTGATACGGTTGATATTGATATTGACTTAGGTTTTGGTGTCTGGTTAAGAAAACAAAGAATTAGAATGCATGGAATCGATACACCTGAATCAAGAACACGTGATCTAGAAGAGAAAAAATATGGTTTAGCAGCTAAAGATTTTTTAGTAAAATGGACTGGAGCTGGTGATTTAAGAATTAAAACACACAAAGACGCAAAAGGTAAGTTTGGTAGAATACTTGGAGAACTTTGGACGTTTGATACAAATATAAACGAAAAGATGATTGAACGACATCATGCTGTAAGATATCACGGTCAATCAAAAAAAGAGATTCAAGAAGAACATATTAAGAATCGTGAATTAGTAGAGTTATGAGTAATAAAGATATTGAAAAGTTTCTTCCGCCTGAAGAAAAAAATGTAGATAACGACTATAAGTATTCACGTGACACTTATTATGAGTTAGTTGAAAAGGGAAAAGAGAGTTTAGAACTTATGATTGAAGTTGCTAGGGAGAGTGAACACCCTAGAGCGTTTGAAGTTTTATCAGGTATGATTAAAAATATATCTGACGTTAATGATAGACTAATGGACTTAAACAAAAAGAAAAAAGACTTAGACAAAAAAGATGAGATACAAAAAATAGCAAATACAACAAATAATCTTTTTGTAGGTTCAACTACAGAACTTCAAAAACTTTTGAAAAAAGATATTATTGATGTCACGCCAAAACCAGAATGAGAACTATCTCGGCAATCCAAACATAAAGAAAGACGGAATTGTTACTAACTTCACTGAAGAACAAGTGAAGGAGTATGCTTTATGTATGAAAGATCCTATATATTTTATTGAGACATATGCAAAGATTATTTCTCTAGACGCTGGATTAGTACAATTTAAATTATATCCATATCAGAAACAAATGTTTAAAAAGTTTCAAGAGAATAGATTTAACGTTGTACTTGCATGTAGACAATCTGGTAAATCAGTTTCGGCTTGTGGTTACTTGCTTTGGTCAGCAATATTTTCACCAGAAAAAACAGTTGCAGTATTAGCAAACAAAGGTGCAACTGCTAGAGAGATGCTAGCAAGAATAACAATAATGTTAGAAAATATTCCTTTCTTTCTACAACCAGGTGTTAAGGCACTAAACAAATCTAATATAGACTTTAGTAATAATAGTAGAATTATCGCTGCAGCTACAACCGGTCAATCAATAAGAGGACTATCAGTTAACTTATTATATCTTGATGAGTTTGCTTTTGTGGAAAGAGCCGCTGAGTTTTATACATCAACATATCCTGTAATATCTTCAGGTACTGATACTAAGATTATAGTTACTTCGACTGCAAATGGTATAGGAAATACGTTTCATAAGATATGGGAAGGTGCCATACAAGGTGTAAATGAGTATAGTCATTTTAGAGTTGATTGGAGTGATGTACCAGGTAGAGATGAAAAATGGAAAGAAGAAACAATAAACAACACATCACAGATACAGTTTGATCAAGAGTTTGGAAATACTTTTTTTGGCACAGGTAACACATTAGTAAACGCACAGACACTTTTAGATTTAAGAGCAAAACCACCACTTAAGATGAGAGAAGGTGGTGACTTATTGGTATATAAAGAGCCCGTAAAAAATCATGATTATATATTAGTTGCTGATGTTTCAAAGGGAAGAGGACAGGACTATTCTACATTTTCTTTAATCGATATTAACGTACGTCCTTTTGAGCAGGTAGTTGTGTATCGCAATAATACTATCTCTCCATTACTCTTCCCTAATATTATATATAAGTATGCTAATGTCTACAACAAGGCTTATTGTATAGTTGAATCAAATGACCAAGGTACTGTAGTATGCAATGGTTTATATTATGACTTAGAATATGAGAACGTTCATGTTGAGTCTGCAATTAAAGCAAATGCCGTTGGCGTAGATATAAATAGAAAGTCAAAGAGACTCGGTTGTTCTGCATTAAAAGACTTACTTGAAAATAATAAACTTAAAATAGTAGATGAACAAACAATATTAGAGATATCTACATTTGAAGCAAAAGGACAAACATATCAGGCTTCTACAGGTAACCATGATGATTTAGTAATGAATCTTGTAATGTTTGGTTATTTTGTTTCTACTGCTTACTTTAACAATTTAACTGATATTAATATTAAAGAAATGATTTTTAATCAAAAATTAAAAGAAATAGAAGAAGACATTGTACCATTTGGATTTATAGATGATGGTGAAGAGCAGATAAGAAAGCTTGAAGTTACAGAAGAACACCCATGGGCTATTGAGCACGATAAAAACCTGTAAAAGTATAAATAGTGGTAAGATTGAATATTCGTATAATGACAACTTATAATTAGAGGAATAAAAAAATGGCACTCTCAAATCCATCCGAATCACCAGCGGTTGTCGTCAGAGAAATTGACTTAACTGGAGGTGTGCCTAATGTCCAGTCAACTACAGGCGCAACAATCATCAATTCAAGATGGGGTACTGTAGAAGAAAGAGTAAGAGTAAGCGATGAAGCAGACTTAGTAGATAAGTTTGCATCACCAGACTCTGCTACATCTCTATCTTTTCACAGATCTTCTTTCTTTTTAAGATACTCAAACGCACTTGAGCTAGTAAGAATTATTGATGGTACCGCTAAAAACGCACGTTCGACTACAGGTCAAACTGCTACTGATAGTGACAGTACGTTGCCGGCAGAAGTTGTAAAGAATTCAGCAGACTTTGATGCTCAATTATCAGCATTAGATTCTGACTCACACACTTTTGTAGCAAAATACCCTGGAGCATTAGGAAATAGTTTACAAGTATCAATATGTCCACAATCTGCAAATGATTCTGCATTTAATCAATGGGCATATAAAAACGAATTTGATGCTGCACCTGGCACATCAGATTTTGCAACAAAGAATAACGCAACGAATGATGAAGTACACGTTGCGATAATAGACAAACAAGGTAAGTTTACAGGAACACAAGGTACCTTACTAGAAAGATATGCATTCTTGTCACTTGGTAAGAACGCTAAAACTACTGCAGGTTCAAATATCTTTGTCAAAGACGTAATTAACGAAACATCAAAGTATGCGTGGTTAATTGACTTTGATTCAGATTTTAAAGCAGCAGGAGCTGGAACAAATATCGATAGTGGTGATAACTTCACTAAGACAACAGGAACTACAAACACTGACATTGATTATAACTTTGCCGGTGGAGTTGATGTTGCAAGTTTATCAACAGCAAACGTTTTAACAGGTTTTGATCTTTTTGAAGACAAAGATGCTGTTGAGATAGACTTTTTGATAGCACCTTCAATGCAAACACGTACTGATCAAACTACAGTCGTTAACGATTTAGTTGCGACCGCAGCGTCATTAAGAAAAGATTGTATTGTTGTTGCATCACCAGCAAGAGCCGATATAATTAATCAAACGAGCGCTTCTACAATTGTATCAAACGTTGTCGCTACTGCAGATACTTTTACTAAGTCATCATACTTAGTGATGGACGGTAACTTCTTAAAAGTATTTGATAAGTTTAATGATCAATTTATTAACATACCAGCTGCATCATCTACTGCAGGTATCATGGCTGCAACCGATTTAAACAGAGCACCATGGTTCTCACCAGCAGGTTCTAGAAGAGGTCAATATTTTGGTATTACATCATTATTGTTCTCACCGACAAAACCACAAAGAGACACTTTGTATAAAGCAGGAGTAAATCCAATCGCTAACATACCAGGTGCAGGTGTTATATTGTTTGGTGATAAGACAAAACTTGCAAGACCTTCAGCTTTCGATAGAATCAATGTGCGAAGATTATTCTTGGTACTTGAAAGAGCTATTGCAAGAGCTGCAGAGCAAGTATTGTTTGAGTTCAATGATGAATTTACAAGAGCAGAATTTGTAAACATCGTCGAACCAGTATTAAGAGAAGTCAAAGGTCGAAGAGGTATTACAGACTTTAGAGTCGTTGCAGATGAAACTAATAACACACCTGCAGTGATAGATAGAAACGAGTTTGTAGCAAGTATCTTTATCAAACCTGCGAGATCAATCAACTTCGTCACACTCAATTTTGTGGCTGTTAGAACTGGCGTAGACTTTGAAGAAGTCGTTGGTACAGTTTAAGGAGGTATAAATGGCAGTATTAGGCGTTGATGATTTTAAATCGAAGCTAAGAGGCGGCGGGGCTCGTCCTAACCTCTTCAAGGCTACAATTAACTTTCCAGGTTATGCTAACGGTGATCCAGAACTGACATCCTTTCTTTGTGAAACGGCTCAGTTACCAGGTTCAACGTTAGGTCAGATTGTTGTACCATTTAGAGGTCGACAATTAAAAATGGCTGGAGACAGAACGTTCGATGTATGGACAGTAACAATAATAAACGATACAGACTTTGCTATCAGAAACTCAATGGAGAGATGGATGAATGGTATGAATGCACACAGTGCAAATACCGGTCTTACGACTCCAGTTGCATATGAAGCAGACCTGTTAGTTGAACAGCTCGATAGATCAGGCGAAACAATCAAGAAGTATACATTCAGAGGATCATATCCTCAAGACATGTCAGCTATTGATTTAAGTTACGCTACTAATGATGAGATCGAAAGATTCACTATTACTTTCGCTTATCAGTACTACGAGACTGACACTACATCTTAACTATAAATATTAGGAGGGCTAAGGTCCTCCTAATAAAAAGGAATTAATATGGCAGAAGGTTTTAAATTATTTGGTTTTGAAATAACTCGTGCTAAGGATAATAAGGCTATCAAGTCTATTGTACCACCACGAGATGATGACGGTGCAGGTTACGTTACAGCAACCTCTGCGGGTTCACATTATGGTCACTATATTAATATGGAAGGTGATGATTCAAAAGACCAAGCACAACTAATACTTAAATATAGAGGTTCAGCTTATCAGCCTGAAGCTGATGCAGCGATTGAAGACATTGTTAATGAAGCAATAACTGCAGCAGAAAATAAACCATCAATATCTTTAAATGTTGATAACGTACCTGTAAGTTCAAGTGTTAAGAAAACAATGTTTGAAGAGTTTGAAAACATTTTTAACATGTTAAACTTTAAAGAACTAGGGCATGACATATTTAGAAGATGGTACATTGATGGAAGAATATATCATCATTTAATAGTAGATGAAAATAATCCAACAGCTGGTATTCAAGAAATAAGATATATTGATACAGTAAAGATAAGAAAAGTAAAACAAGTTAAAAAGAAAAAAGATCCAATAAGTGGAGCGACTTTAGTAGATAGAGTAAATGAATTTTATATCTATCAAGAAAAACCAGGATCACAAGCATCTGGCGTTAAGTTAACTTTGGACTCAGTAAGTTATTGTACGTCAGGTTTACTAGATGAACATAGAAAAAAAGTTATATCATATCTTCATAAAGCGTTGAAACCAATAACTCAACTTAGAATGATGGAAGACTCTCTTGTTATTTACAGACTAGCAAGAGCACCAGAACGTAGAATGTTTTATATAGACGTTGGTAACTTACCACGTGGTAAAGCCGAACAATATATGAAAGATATTATGGCTAAGTATAGAAACAAGTTAGTTTATGATGCCAAGACTGGTGAGATAAGAGATGATAGAAAACATATGTCTATGTTGGAAGATTTTTGGTTACCACGTAGAGAAGGTGGTAGGGGTACCGAGATTAGTACTTTACCAGGTGGAGAAAACTTAGGACAGATTGAAGACATAATATATTTTCAAAAAAGATTGTATAGATCTTTAAACGTTCCTATGAATCGTTTAGAACAAGAACAACAGTTTTCTTTAGGTAGAGCTACTGAAATAAGCAGAGACGAATTAAAGTTTCAAAAGTTTATTGATAGATTAAGAAATAGGTTTGCAAATTTATTTTATGATATTCTTAAAAAACAGTTAATATTAAAGAATGTTATAACTGAAGACGATTGGAACTCATGGAAAAATAAAGTTACAGTAGATTTTTTAAGAGACAATCATTTTGCAGAACTTAAAGAAGCAGAACTGTTGAGAGAAAGAATTCAATCATTAGATCAAATTACAAATTATGTAGGTGAGTACTTTTCAAAAGAATGGGTACAAAAGAACGTATTGTTGTTTGACGATGAGACTATAGATAATATGAATAAAGAAATTGCTGGTGCACAACAACCAGATGATGAACAAGGAGTAGTGTAATGAGTGAAGTACAAGATGTAACTAAAGAAGAAGAGAATCCATTAGCAGATTTAGTTAAGAGTTCTCTTGATAAAGATTACAATAAAG